GGGGACTGTCCCGACTCTTCCTTTAAGGTACCAGCTGAGATTTGAACGTCTGTACGTGGGTCATGAAGCACACTGCCCGCATACTTCAAGATGTACATTTAAGCCACCCTCTCCCACATATAGACGACGCGATATGGTGGCATGTTGTTATGTGGCTGTCCGCCGCCTACCGCGTCAACCTGGAAGCGATAATTGGTGTATGTATCAGCCGAGCGCGCAGTCCACTGGCTTCCACCACCGTTGTCCGTGCCATAGTGCATGCTAGTGTCATGGCTGTGTGATGGCATCTCATTGATGGTCAGCGTGTGAGTATCCTCGCCGCCCGTTGAGCCAGCGGGGAACTTCTGCGACTGTGCCAAGAGAAATACACCGTTTAATGCTTGCCACGTACCGCCAAGAAACGTAGATGGGTCAGTTGGCTTAGTGCTCTGATAGATTGCTCCTACTGGAAACATTGCGTCCAGAATGTCGAAGTTCTTGGCCAAGTCCTTAATAGTCTGCGTGACATCATCTGTCACATCTGGCTTAGTAAGTCCCAGCCTTGCTGTCTTAGTACTCATTAAATGTCCTTCCACTCGAACTTGAGTGATACATCATTGCCTGGATGATTCTCGTTGTCTCCAACGTACATGTTGTTTTGCCATGCGCCGCGAACACTATCCCACGTCTTGCCTGTGTAAGCCTGCCATTTAAGGCTTTTGAGTCTATTCTGACCTGCTCTTGCAAGGTAGCTAAGCGTGAGCCCGTCAAAGCGATTCCACTTATCGCCGGTGTAATCACGCCATAAGGCTGTGCCGTAGTCAGGCGTGGTATTTACCGTGATTGTGTTCTTACCGTTGTGGAGACGTGCAGTATCGCTCGACCATACGCCAGGACTTAGGAAGAAGCTCGTGCCATTGATGTTTACGATTGCGTTCGCCTGCGTGGTAATAACCGCCAGAGCGTCATGCGCAGGACCGTCAACAACGTAAGATTTGCCAAGCTCACCATTGAGCAAATACTCGACAATACCCTTGCTCTTGTAAGGCTCACAAACAACCTTTACTTTGACAGCAACGCCTTGCATAAACATCTTCTGAGTGTCAACCTCGAAGCGGCCGTGGTAGGTGTAGCCTTCATCCCAGGACAGCTTAAAGTCATACGCTCTGCCATGTAAGAAGTTGCGCAGCTTGGTAAGCGATTGCTCAATCTCTAACCAGTCAAGAGCGGCGTTTGGATAACACGTAAACTCGATTGTGCGCTTACCAAAAAGAGGACGGTGAGCGAACCACTCAGAGAGGTCTAGAACGCCATCAGCTCCAGGTATGGTAACTTGCATAGTCTTTGGTGCGGGTGGCGTATCAACATAGTCCGTCATGATCATGTTGAACGTCTCGCAAAGTGGCGTGCCGTCTACATACATTTCTAAGTTCATCGACTAGCCACCACCTTATATGCACCCAGGTTGGCATCCACGTATGGAGATACGACACCGCCAACAAGCCTTGCGTCCATGTAGAGCTTCATATTCTTGAGGTCCTCACGCATGTTTCTAATCTCAGCAACAACAGCGCTCTCATGGTTAGACTCATTCATCGCGTCAACCATGTAGCCCTTGATGTTGTCGATTGGAAGAATCGCTTCTGGACCTGCTTCACCGCCAGCCATTGGGCGTGAGCCATTCATACCAAACATCGTTGGCTTAGTCAGAATGCCGCCTTCTGCGTACCAGTCAATACTTAAATGCGGGACAGAAGGTGGAGCAATCGAAAAAGAGCCAGAGATGTTAAAGTGTGGCAGCTTGATGTGCGGCAGCTGAATAACAAGACCAGCGAAGAAGCTTCTAATCCTGCCTGGAATACCAGAAATAAAGCTAACCATGTTATTGAAGTTACTCTTGATACCGTCACCAATCGAATAGCAGAAGTTCTTCCATGCAAGGAATGCTGCTGCACCAAGTGACAACGCAGCTGCGATACCACTCATGCCATTGTGAACAACTGTTGCTAGTCCCTCAATAACGGGTCTAAGGCCGCCACAAATTTCACGGACAGTAACGCCAAAGTTAGCTGCGTCACTGCCAGCATTGGACATATCGTTACCCATGTCCTTAAAGAGAGGGGTAACAGACTGAATGCAGGCTGTGAGGTCCTTAGAGATTTGGTCGATTAAAGGCTGTAGAGCGTAAAAGACACCATTAACGGTATCAATCAAGAAGCTGAGAACGCCATTGAAGCCTTCTATTGCGCCACGAACCAAAGGAAGAACGCTAACACCAAGCTCCATAAGCGGCTCAATAAATGGAGTAAGCACGTTCAAAATGTTTGAGAGCAAGTCCATGAAGAACTCTAGAGCAAGCGATACCTGCTCCATATTGGCCTTGAAGATGAGGTTAACCTCATCAAGAGCATTAGTATTCTCAATAATGTTATTGAACGAATCGCCAATGCCCTTAGCAAAGTCTTCAATGGAGCCTATAAGTCCCTCAAGAGAATCAGCAACGCCATAGACATCAAAGCCGGTTGTATCAATAAAGTCACCGATAGCAACTTGGTTGTCAGATAAGAAAGACTCAATAGATCCTGTCAACTTCTCTGCAACACTTGCTCCAAGGTCCTTGAGGTCTGTTGCCTTAGCTGCACTCGTAAACGATGAGAACATACCAGACACAATTGACTTAAAGTCAAGGCTCTCAACAACAGCAGCAAGCATGTTGCCAAGTTCCTCACCAATGCCCTTTGCAACGTCTGGTAGAGCCTTTAAAAGTCCCTTGGTGATTCTGACGATTGTTGGAATGAGGTTCTTAGCGACTGTTCCAATAGACTTCAGAAGCTTCTCGGACATGCCCTCAATGTCGCCGTTTGGGTCGGCGATGGCCGTGAGCCAGTTCTCCCAGGAAGCCTGCATCATCTGAATAGAGCCTTGGATAGTCTCTGCTGCTTCTTCAGCAGAGTTACCCATAATGCCTTGCTGCTCTTGGATGTCATGGATTGCCTGGACGATGTCACCATACTTCTCGATGGTTAAGTCACCAGCGCGTCCCTGTGCCTTCTCAAAAGCGTTAGCGTCTGCAATAAGACGCTCCATCTCTTGCTTTGTACCGCCATATCCAAGCTTCAAGTTGTCAAGCATGGTGTAGTTCTGCTTAGCAAAGCCTTGATATGCGTTCTGAATGTCTTGGAGATTAGAACCAAAGATTGACGCATTGTCAGCCATGTCAGTAATTGCCATGTTGCCCGCACGAGCCGCCGCAACTACATCGCCGCCAAAAGACTGCTTCAGCGCTGCACCCATGCTGTTGAGCTGGTCCATGTACTGGTTCATCGAGACACCAGCAATGGCATAAGCTGCTTGAGCGTTAGCCATTACCTGGCTCGATGCTTCGCCAAAAATCTTCTCAACGCCGCCAGAAAGCTGCTCAAAGTTTGCATATGCGTCAAGCGATTGCTTTCCGATTGCAATCATCGTGGCACCGATTGCAGCAACTGCCGCAGTAACTCCCAAAGCAGCCGTCTTCATGCCGTCAAACGCCGCTGTTGCTACGCCTTCGTTAAAGCCTTTAGTCGATGGAATGACAGATACATAAGCAGAACCCACTTCTGCGTTAGCCATATTCACCTCCTAATTTAATGTGAGTCCCACCAGTCATTAAATTGACTAATTGGGATTGGGTCCTTGCCATAGACCTCCTCTTTGACGCTCTCAACGCCAGGGCGTGTAAGCGGCTTAGGCTTAGGCTGCTTCTTAGTTGTATGAGCAGAGGAATACATCCATGCAAGCTGGCTTATCTGGTCTGAGAGCCTTGCAAGAAGTTGCGGGACAATCTCTTGCGACTCCCAGAGTGCATAGTCAATGTCATCTGGATGTGTTGCCTTCCAAAGCGCTGAAGTCTTGGGCAAGTTCTGGATAAAAGAAAAGAGCGCCCTATAACTAAGGCGCTCCCCAAGGTCATCTAACGTGAAGCTTGTGAGTGTTATGAGGTCGTATTCAAGCTCTCCAGTGTGCTTAAGAATCACCTGCGAGAGCCAGACTATTCCCCCGCTTCGACCTCACCAGCTCCAACGCGCATTTTGTTCCACTCAGACATGATGGAAGATAGATCGTCAATACTAAGCTTCTCAACCTCAACAACATAAGGCTTCAAGAAGCTTACGAACCACTTTACTGCCTCCATGCTAGAAGCTTCAGCATTCTCAAGAATGCCAACACGCTCAATGTCTGCGAGGGTCAGCTGGAGAGGGATGTGACACTCTGAACCGTCAACGGTAATATCAAGCGTCTTCTGAGAGGTTGAGAAGTTAAGCATTATCGAGTCACTACTCCATCATCAGTAAGGATATAGATACTGTTGCCCTGAGCGTCTGGCTGGCACTTCAGCTCGACTGGAAGCGTTACTGCTTCAGCGGACTGGAAGTTCATCTCAGATGGTGGGATAGCCTGGCCACGAGGAACGATAATCATCATCTTCGCAACGCCATCCTTCAGCTTAAACACCCACTCGCGAACCTCCGGAAGCCTTGCACCGATTGCAATCTTCATCTGAGTGCCACGAGTAGAGGTTGCAGCGGTAACGGTGACTGCGTCCTTACCGAACGCGCGAGTCGCTGCACGTTCAGACATCTCAAGCTCGGTGAACTTGACTGTACCATCGAACTTCTCAAGAAGCTGACGGACATTAGCGCCGTTTGCTTCTGTGATGTCCTTAGTGGAATAGTCGGTAGAGAGTGCGATACCATCGCTGGAGATATAGCCAGAGTCCTTGAATGCAGCATTGAGAGCGGCATTCAAGTCCGTTGGAATAGGAGTACCGACTGGAGCGTCCAGGACAGCGCCAGTGGTAGCCTGGTCTAGTGCGCCAACAAGTACTTTGGAAGCGTCAACTGCCATAGTTAATTCCTTTCATCTTTAATATTGACTGACATAGAAAAAGTTACCTGCCATACAACAAAGTCGCCTTCTTGCTTGCCATAACTGAATACGTTTGGCGTGAAGACGGCGTTAATGTTTCTGTCTGATGGCGGGGTCACTTTTAGAGCAATAGCGAGTTCATGAGCAACCTGCTCAGAGCGTGCGCTGCTCCTCGTCCATATTGATATGGTGTACTCAGGGGAATCATGTGGGTAGTCCATCTCGCCGCCTGTGCGGTCAACGAGAAGGAACTCGTCTGGAGTGTTCTTCTGAACTTCGGTCGAACAAGGTAGACCGATTGTGATATGTGCCCACTTAATAACGTGCTCCATAGAGCTGAATATCATGATTACCCCCTAGCTGCCTTTTGCAGCGTGTTATGCAGAGCGTTAGAGTTGATTGCGTGTACGCTTGCTGTGTGAACTACAGCATGAGCGCGGTTCTTACCGACTGTGACTTTTACGCCATAATCTTTCGCACCGTACATTGAAGCGGCACGAGCTCGTATCTTCTCTGCACTCTTACGTAAGACTTCCTGCGTCTTAGAGCCAGTCAAGATTGATGTCAGCTTGTTTGCTTTATAGATCATCTTGACTGTGCCGCCAGCGTTAGAAGCCGTGAACTGCCTAGCCATCAACAACTCCAAGCGGTACTAAGCAGCTCCATCTCCAACCCTTCGGAATCATCTGCTCTGGGAAGTCAACCGGAGCGCCAACAACGTTGAACCAACGCTTGCCATCTGGACTGACTTGAGCACGTCTAAGACGCTCAGCCCAGCCACGAGGGAAGTAAGCAGTCGCTGTGACTTCAACGCCTTCAGGTCTACTTACTTCTAGGTCCTTTGGTTGAAATGGCGCAAAGAGGCATCCAGGAACACTTATTGGCTCTGAATACTTGAATGACTCATTGCCAAATCGGTCTGTGCCAGATGATGTGCGCTCCTTTACGAGAAGCGTCATTGTTGGCTTCATTAGTCCTCCTTTGGCAAAGGGTTCGCATATACCGCGTACCCCTCATCGACTCCAAGAAGTGACTTCTCGAATGATGTGAAGTAGATGTCTCCTGTTGGGTTTGAGTAGGATACAGAGCCGCCAAAGGGTGACGCAGTCCAGGACTGCGACTGCACGCCGATTGGTGTTTCTGAGCCAGCTTGAAGCACTCTGATTGCCACCTGGCAAACAACAAGCTTCAGAACAGCTGGGTCCTTAGACTCGGTATCGCAGAGAGAGCCAACAGCAGCAGAGATAAGGGAGAGCAGATTTTCTGCCCTCCCTTCCTCTGTTGTTTCAAGAGTTGGAAACATTGCTTTTAAGTCGCTTAGAGTTGCGAAGGGCTTATTCTGCCCCGCCATGACTAAGCACTCTTAAGAACTGCAAAGCCCTTAGGGTCAATGACTGCGTAAGAGTAAACAACCTCTGCACGATAAGCAATCTGGCCAAGGCGCTTGAGGTCGCCGAGTCCGTCTGGGTCACCAGTCTCAATGGTCTCGATGTTGATGTCACGGACAATGCCCCACTTGATGAGGTTGAAGTCGCCCATAACAGCGAGAACCTTTGTTGCAGTCTTAGCAAGGGTGCCAGAGACGGTGTTGGAGGTTGCGGCTGCAAGACCGTCAACTACACCAGTGTTGAGGTTGATTGGAATCTCTGGGAACATGCGCAGACCAGTGTTCTTAACACGAACCTTGCGCAGGCTGGAAGCATATGCCTTTGAAAGACCGATACCAGAGATAGAGTAGCCTGGGTCAACTGCATCAGCGAGTGCATCAAGGTCAGCAGCTGGGTCAGTTGTTGCGGTGACAGCGGTTGCACCGGTGGTCAGAGCGGTAAGACCAGTTGCAGCCATGCCGGTTGCAGGATTGAGACCATGGAAGACGAGATAGTCAAGACCACGGCCAAGAGCAGCAGCAGACTTGTCAACGATTGCGTCAACAATCTGGAGCTGGCTGTCCTCGTCTGCCCACTGAACCTCATTAGAGAAGCGGACAGTGACAGAGAGCTTCTTGATGGTGTGGTCGACTGGCTTCAGACCAACAGTCTGAGAAGAGTGCTGAGTGGACTCACCGACAATCTCAGCTTCTGGGTCCTGAGTGAACAGGATGGAAGCACGGTTTGCAAAGATTGCTGGAGAAGAAGCAGACAGAGTCTGAATGACGGAAGTGTCTGCAACCTTAGAGACAAGGTCCTTTGCAATCTCAACAGGAAGCTTAATGTTAGTAGTGTTTGTTGCTGGCATTGTTAAATCCTTTCTTAGTTACCAAATAATTGACGTGCAAGTTCAACCTTTGCGGAGTTATCTCCTGCTTCGGTAGTGAACTTGCCAGGGTGTGGAGCTTTTACTCCTGATTTAGGCTTTAAGTGCTTGACGAGTACCTCTGCAAACTGGCGCATGTCCTCTTCTGTGGAACCTACAACAAGCTCTTCCGGCACACTAAACTCAGACGCAATCTTTTTCTTCATTGAGGCTTGTTCCTCACGGGTCTTATATCCCTTTATTGTGTCTTCAGCTTCCTGTGCGCGTTTCTGTGCTTCTGCAAGCTCCTCTGTGGCTTTGGAGTTCTCCTTGGAACGCTTCTCCCATTTGCGTGCCTGAGCTTTCCAGTAGTCAACGGTGTCAGTCTCATCAAGCTGTGCAGCTTCTTCTTTGACTTCCTCTGTTGTCTCTTGTACTTGCTCCTGCTCAGTAGTGTCTGGCATCTTGTGCCCCTTTCTTTCTGTCCGTGCGGACGTTAATAAAAAACCAGCTGTGCAGCTGGTTGATTACACCGATTGATTAGAGTCAGTATCTTGTTGCTGTTTACGCTTCTGTTGCTCCTGGTATTCGAGCCACTTTGCGTAGTATTCCTTTGGGTTGTAACCGCCAACTTGTGTTCCAGGCTTACCCGCTACAACCTTGCAACGACAGTGATCGTGGTAGTGTCTTGTTGCGCCTTCTTTGGTGAAGTAGAAGCCATTTGCGGCCAGACGAGCGCAGAACGCACACTCATTGCCCTGTGGAACGCGTGCAAACTTCAAGCCGTGACGTGAACCTGCGTTTGTTGTGGTTCTGTTTGCTTGCTGCAATACCTCGCTCTCAAGCAAGTTGCCACACATCTCCAAGAACTCTGAAGCCTTAATGTCGTTGTGCGCGGCAAATTCTGCAATCTGCTCACGGTATTTGGTATTTACAAACATCGGAACATTTGCGAGGTCGGTATTACTTGCATGCTCACCACTTGTTTTGTCAAAGAAGTCGAGCGCAATCGAACCGGCTGCATCACCATACGTAAGCGTGACACTTATCATCGACTTGTTGACAAGTTCAATGAACTCGATGTCATCCATGTCTGGCTTAATCTTCAGGCCGGCTTGGATGAGTCGTTCAAGACTGGAGCGTGCTCTGCCTTGCAAGCGTGTAAGCGTTGCGTGGTATGCGTCCATCTCTCTCTTGCTGATGTTCATGGTTACTCACCCTGTGAAGCAGCTTTGACAAGCTCTTGTGAAGCAAACCTGCGTCTGTCAGCCTGGAGTTCTGTGAGAACGTCATCCTTGTAGCCAAGAGCACGCAGTGGAACATCAGAGCTTGCAAGCCATGGGAAGGTAGATACCTGCTTTGTAATGGCATCAGACATTGAGACGGGCGATGGTGTCTCTGGGTTAGCGAATACTGCTGTTGTCTCGTTGTCTCGCATGGCGCTGTAGAAGTCGAGGTCATGCTTTACTGCGAGAGCCATAGCAGAAACATTGACGAGAGACCTCTTGCAAGATGCAATGTAGCTTGTAATGTCGATAATTGCGTCTTCCTGGTTGGCGATGATGGCATCTGCTGATGTTGGGTTAGCAGATGTGAAGCTCAGCGAGGAAAGAGGAACATTCGTTGCGTCTGAGAACATAGAAGCTAAGAGCTTCATATAGTCACTGTGTGGCTGCATGGTGAGCTGTGGAAGCTGGCCGTAGTTCGGAATCTGCTTGTTTTTGTTAGATGTTGCAATAAACGTTGAGCCAATAAACGCGCCAAACGGTGAGTCAGCAATCTTCTGAGCAACACTTGCATCAGCGCCAAGCAGATATTTCTGTGGTGCAGAAGCAAATGCAGCGGTTGCGCTCATGTTAAGAATCTCACGCTGTGCATCATCAACAAGGCTCATAACCGTGCGACTAATGCGGGATGTACCGAACGGACGCTCAAGCGTTGAATGATACGCCACGGGCTCAACGGGAACTCTGCCCATTGAGTGCGATTCTTCAGTCGCAAACCATCTGCCATCGAGCAAGCTAAGTGTGATAAACGTGTCATCTGTGAAGACGTATACGAGCGTTGGAGTCTTGATGGACTGTGTTCTGTTCCACTCAGCGTCAACGACTACAAGAGCAGCTTCAATGCGCTTCTTAGCGTCTGACCAGATAGCAGATGCAGCAGTTGCGGGATAGCCGGAGATAACAACATCCGGCTCATTGAACTCTGGGTTGCCCTGGGTAACACTAATGAAAGCAACTGAATGTCTGAGCGAACTCATGACAACTTTGCGAACTAGGTTCTCCAAGTCATTCTCACGAGCAATAGTACGCAGTTCCTCTTTAACAGCTGTATCGGTTGCATTGAAGTTCTGGAACTGCACACGATCTGCCCACCAGTTGACGCATTTGGCCGCCCAGTCAATCTTTGCATCAATCTTAGAAACCAACTGAGGAAGAACAGAAACGCCTAAATCCTTAACCTTTACATTACCGTTGTAATAACGGTCTCTGAGAACGTTCCTGGTGTAATGCTTGCGCCATACCGCAACAAGCTGAGAGACAACCTCTCTGTTCTCATCTGATAGACCAATGGCAGCAGCCATGGAAGCATCAAGTCCTCTATCCACTAGAAGAACACCTCGCCTTCATCGTCATCATCTTCATATTGCTTCGCTGCCCAAGCAGCTAATGTGGCAGCTTCAACAACCGCTGCTCTCTCACCGTCAAAGCCCCAGCCACCTGTGCGACCGATGGGGCGCTTGTATGACTCAGTGACTGCCTTTGTCAGCTCGTCTTCTTCCGAGTCATCTAAGGAATCAGGCTTAAACCATGTAATTGAGCCTTCATTGACTGCGTCAACAAAGTCAACGTTGGCCGTGATTAAGTCAGCAGCCGCTGGAATTGTCACGTTGTCTTCCGGAACAGAATCAATGACACGTCTATAGAGCGACTCAGCGCCTGCCTTGCCATCAATAATGACTGGCACCGTTTGAGCACGCTTAGTCACAAACTCTGCAAGTGCTTGCTTACCGCCGATTGTGGCCCTCTTATCCACGAGCTCAACATGTGTGTTGTCACCGTCTTTAATTGCGACACACACAGCGAAGTAAACTCCATCAACTGAGAACTTCACCGCATAGGCAGAAGGTGCTCCTTGAGGTGGTGTAGACGTTGCACATCTCTGCCAAGTCTCTTTATCAATGAGCGGTGCTCCTGCACCTCCTGCAAGCTCTTGCGGGGTAAGCCATACGCCTAGACACTCTTGAGCAAACTGCAAACTATCCATCTGAGTTCTAAGGGCTCTCAGGGCTGTAATGTTAGTAATACCTTCAGCAAGTGAGGGTGCTGCTTGGTACCAACGCTCCTCATCTGTTACATCGCCGACTTCTTCAAGTCCGTATTCAATCCAGGACGTCTCAATCTCGCCATTGTTGTTAATAGCGTCTGAGCGCATCTTGTCAAACTTGTCAGCAGGAGAACCAGCTCGCCTTGGAGTGCCCATGTAAATGAATTGTGGGTTCTTGTTAGGGCCGCTGGAAGTGGTTGGCAGCAAGGCTTGAACGTGCTCTGGCAAAAGCTCCTGTGCCTCGTCAACCACAATGATGTCGAAGGTGTTACCAAGGTTTGCCGTCTTGGTACGACAGCTGAAGGCAATAAAACCTTCTCCTTTGCCTTCTGCTTGTGGCTTAAAGGTGAAGCTTTCTTGTGCGGTCTTTGACGATACTCTCAAGAGTGCATCGTTGAAGTACTTGACACCTCGCACTTCATCGTTTGGCTTTGTGCCTAAGATATTGCGAAAGTCCTCGAGCGTCTTAACTGTGGTGTTGTAATTGTGTGCCGTCCATAGAATGCGATACCCAAACATCATGGCAAGTGTGATGATGTACCACTCAACAATGGTCGTTTTGCCATTCTGTCTTGGAACTGACAAACCGAAGATGCGCTGAATGAACTGAAGACCAGTATCAACCGCTGCGAGTATCTCAAGTGCCTTGATTTGCCACTGTGCAAAATCAAAGCCGCCTTCTTTAGCAAGGGCCACTACAAGTGGTGCTAGTGACTTTGTATATGGCTTGTAAATGCAATATCTAGGCTCCAACGACGAACTTGAGGGCTTGTGCGACTGCGTCGTCGTGCTTTGTCTCAACGACATCTGTTGCGTCAGCTCCCTCCAGTTCAGCAATCTGCGTGACCGCTGCTCGATACTCTTTTGAAATTGCGGAAATGTTGCGCGGATCAGCAATCAACATTTGCTCTCTGAGAAGATTGCGAAGTTCCTTTAAGCGCTCGATTGTGTTCTGTTGTTTGCGCTCTCTGAATGGCAGCGTGTGAGTTAGCGTCTCTTTGTCTGGAAGCTTCTCCATTGCCGTCTTTGCGGCGTTGTTCTTCTGTTGATACATGCTGTAGTATTTCTGTACTACTCGCACGGAACGACCGATGGTATCTGCAATAACCTTGTTTGGAACGCCTTGGTCTTTAGCCTTTAGAATGTAGTTAATCTCAGTTTGCGAGAGTGTTGCTCCATGCTTACTGTTCACCATGCACGCTCCTTCCGTTCACGTGTGCATTCTCATTCGTAGCCAGCTCTATTGCCCCGTCTGAAAAAATGGCTCTGTGCCGTCGAGATAGCCGCTGCTTATAGGGGGTGAGGGTCACCCCGCCCCTAATTGCTACCACTGTCTGCTTCTGAATATCTTCCCTGCACTCACATCGCATGGAATCTTGTTACTCTTCTCACGATTGCAGTGTCTGTGAGTAGCCTGTACGTTGTCCTGGCTGAGTGCTGCTGCTTGCCCTGACTCAAAAGGACCTGCCCAGCAATGGCGTTGAGCGTTGTAAAGTCTGAGCCAGTATCTTGATACGGGAACAACCTCATCAACTTCAAACGCATCTGGGTGTCCAGCAGGTAGCGCATAGTTAATTGGCTTGCCACAAATGGCGCATGGTAGTCCTTGAGCCATGAGCCAGGCTCGTAGCTTCCGTCTAGCGTTACCATTTCCTTGGCGAACATTCTTTGCCACTAGATCACCTTGCTAAACAAAAAAGCGCCCTGGCTCATAA